AGCGGAGGATATAACATTGATCCTGATTGAAGCGGTGATGGGAATGATGGCGAATTTTAAGCGGAGTAAATACATACTTTGACTGAATGTCGTTTGCGATGAGGCCGCAAGGCCGAATAAGCGGACGACATGAAGTCTTTCATATGGTTTTACTCGATTGTTTTCTTCTTCTTCTCTTTCCCCCTTTACCCCCTATTTTATTATTATCTTTCATCCGGTAAAATTAAAAATTTTACTTTTTATTTTAAAACTTTTTATTACTTTAACAAATTTTTATTTTTAATTTTTCTGAGGGAAAAATAAAAATTTATTGAAAGCAATAAAAATACTGTCCGGACTATCAAAAATAGTTATCTGGTAATTAAGGGGCTATAAGGGGGGACTATGGGCGGTCTAATAAAAATAACACCCAAATGAAATTTGTCTGTTATTTTATTCTTTTGCCCATCATCCCTTCTTATCCCCCCTATAGTCCCCCCTTTTCCTCCCTTCTTCCCTTCTTCCTTTAGGTTAAAAGTTAATGCGTTTATTTGTAATTTCGCGTAACCATGCTACATTAGTTTTTGTCCGAAAAATCAACCCAAATACAGAGCGGCTATGAAAACTCAACCTGTAACAACTACTTTCCTTAATTGCGCCCTCCAAACGTTCGGCCTTGTATATGTAACCGATACATGTGTACAAATACCCGGCTATGCCGCGCCACAAACAGTATCCGCATATCGCCTTTCTGATACGGCTGTACCGGATCAAGTTTCCGTTTCCGACATCCAAGACTATTTCACGAAAAACAACTATTCAGCGACTATCCTTCCATCCGATGATCCCGAATATTTCATATATGCGTCAAACAGACGGTTCCGTAAAAACCGTCACAAAACCGTTAATCATAACATCCGTTTTGATGTGTGCCGCCCGCCGCAATATCACGAAATAAACAAGACATTTCAATCTATAAAAGTTCTCAACATCGTAAAATACCGCATAACGGAACACCCATCCCGTTTCAACATAACCGGCATCCTTACGCACTTGGACGGTAAAATCCCGTTTACCGTCAACGTCTACAAAACTAACCCTTTACAGCCGCGTGTCCATTGCGAAATACCGCCCATAAAGACGAAAATTTACTTATCCGTTAGAAACATTCTACGTAAGTTGTTGAAATTCAACAACAAACACAAATTATCGTAAATTTTCACAAAATTTTTCGTTTTCCCCCTTGCAATAAGTTAATATCAGGTTATATTATATACTGTAACAGGAAAACACAACACAAGGAGGCGCAAAAATGGATATTAAGTACATCATTAGTGCGAGCAGCGAACGACGCTATAACAGAATGATACGTGCACGCATCAAAGAGTTAAAGAGTAATAAACTCGATACGGAATCGCATATTTGCGATTTGATCAGGCATCACGCTAAAAAGCATGAATGTATCGATACTATTCTACCTACTGTTTACTGTGAGTTAACGTTTTGTTACAACCATGTTACCGTACATACGATTTCATATTGCAGCTTGAATAACGTACCTTCTAATGAAGTATATGGTTTTTGTGAAATGTTTTTCGATTACGATTATGATATCTACTATAGTAGCAACGCTATCGTAAAAGTTTATAAAACTATGCCAATCAGTATTCAGTAACTATATTATGGAGGCTATGATTATGCTTCACGGCAAATACACACTCTTTATCGATCAATATGGTAATCGTTGGGAAGCCCGTACCGTCTCAGAATTGCGTGATAGCATCGGAGGTGGACATGTTTCAAAAATGTACGTTGATGATAAATCTGGAAACCGATATCATATTGGGTATGTCATCGGCCGCCATTGGTGTACGGCCTATATGCCAGTGCGGATTTTACAATGAAAACCGCTCCGATGCTTGAAAAATAAATAAAGATGGAGGAATAAAAATGAAACTCGATCGCGAAATTTTTCACAAGTTTTTCTATGCTGGTGAAACCGAAAACGCAAAAGGCAGAGCGTCTGTAAGTTTTTACGGCAGAACGTTCAAATCCTACAGTACAACAATCGGTATCAAAACGCCTGGAAAAGACGGCCGCCCGGTATTACTGATAGCGGATAGCTCTTTCAGCAATACCACAAGCGCGCATTTAAGCGCATTGCGCGCCGCCTGCCCTTACACGAGCAGCCATATTATCCGGGTGCCGTTCGAATGGGGTGAGTGCTGGTACGACGACAATAAAGGTATACAAGATTTATTACGGCGATTCATCAACCAACTTTCCGATTATGAATGGAAAATTGACCAACTAAAATACGCTAAAAACCGCCGCGATTTTCTCAGTACCTATTACAATTTCTCCAGATTCTTGGAACTCGTAGCGCCGAAGCGTCCGAATAAAGAGATTATTCGAAAAATCGAAGAATTGGCGACAATCGCTAGAGAAACGGAAGACCGCAAAAAACGCAATGAACTTATTTCGGGTTTGACGGCGAAAAGAGAAGCCGCTGCAAAACGCAAGGCCGCTGCGGAAAAGCGGAAACATGCCGAATTGTTGAAACAATTTAAAGATGTTTCGTACTTAGACAATATACGTATTGCATATTGGGAGTACTTCCGGCCCGAAGTATCTCACGAAACCCGGGCGACTTTACGCGGTATGTTCAACCCGGACAATTCCTTGTCTTACGTCGTACCAGAGTTGTCAGGTGAGGATGTAATCACAACGCAAGATGTTCGTATGGATGGGCGCACCGTCCGGGCGCTGCTGAAAGCATGGAAAGCCGGAAAGGTTAAAGTAGGGCAGCACGTCGGGCCTTATACCATCCAGGAAATTAAGCCCGGATACGTGAAAATCGGATGCCATAAAATCCCAATGCAGAATATCCGGGAGCTGTATTCAGTACTGATTGAAGATGCCGCAGAGTGAAAACAGCTGGGCATCGGTTAAAATATTCAATCGCGCCATCGGCGCGATTGAATGATGCTCTTGAATGGATCATGGATGTAGTTATTAACCTTAAGTATGTAATGGGGTTTGTATGAAAAATAATGAATATACGCTCGAATCGTTGAAAGTTCTCAATCCGAAGTTTCAACCGCACGGCATCGTTACTGAAATCAATGACGATGACGTAAATATTGTAAACACGTTGATTAAACACATGGAACGACTGCGTGCCATCACTGGCAAGGCAGTGGTTGGCGATAGTGTACGATTTACAAATGAGAATGGTACTTATTATCATTACGCCATGATCGATAAAATTGATAATGAAGTTACGATTTGCGAATCACCCTCCGCCTTTGTGTTTTGTAATGGCAATGTGATGCTGTCCGGAGGACGTTTCAAATCTGTTAGCCCGAATAAACTTGTGTACATCGGCAAGACGGAAAGGACGTTTTGGACTTTTGGACATTGCGGGGCTTGTGCGCATGGTGCTATTTACTTTAAAGTTTTTGTAAATAAATTTGAATGTAAATTCAATAACAAATAGAGGGATTAGTGATGAAAACTATCTTGTATTGGCTTAAATATGCCATCATTCCGATTACATTTTGGGCAGTTGTAATCATTTGTGTAGTTTGGTAATCGAACATAAGGAAATAAGTAATGAAATTCAATATCGATTCCAAGAAAAATGAAGTTGTAAACAAGTACGAATCTGAACTTGCCGAACTCAAAGAGACTGAAACTGTGCTTAATGGACTTCCTGATGTGTTTGAGGATTTCGAATTCTTTTTCTATTCCCCTAGGAAGACGCAGAAGAATGTGATGGGAGTTGTACATTTTTATTGTGATGATGTAAATAAGATTATCGATACCCTGAATAAGGTGCCGGATTTGCTCCCAATTTGCCTTGTAAACGACGGTTGCACATCGGCATATCCGCGCTGCTGCATAGATATGGATAAATACAGCAAATACAATTCAAATAATCTCTATTGTAAAAAATTGAAAGTTCCATATACGCTTGCGGCAGAAGGCTACACCCGCCAAATACTTCCTAGTGTTACCATTAGATGTTTTTACAATATTAAAAATTATGGGATTGTGGCTGTATGGATATCCGTAAAGAGTAAAGAGTTAGAATCATTCGGTGTTTACTTTGATGCAACATATCGCACATTTAAAGGCGATATTCTTGAAAGTTCTATCAGATTCAATTATCAGTTTACTACTTTCAGAGTAAAAGTATTGTTTCCGAACGTTGTTAAGTTTGAGGGTTACAATTCTTCCGGTACTCATCTGTTTTATTCGGAGGTTGAATAAACATGAGTAAAACGATGCGAAAATGCAATAAGTACCGTTATTGCTATGTTATTCAGGCGAAGAGCAACGGTGTATGGCAAGATTGCACGCATCATAGCGATAGAAAATTTATGTACTCTGTGTACAATGGATTAAAATATAAGAGTGTGTATACGGATATACGTATCGTACAGCGGAGGATTTTAAATGACAGTCTATGAGTTGAAAACTTTACCCATCGATACGATCGTCAGGCTCCATAATATGGCTGGAGGTAATCGCATATATTGTATGGATGACGACGAAGATTTTAACCGGGTTGATGATATCGTAACAGAACATCTGCGGGTAAAACGTAATTCGGCATTATGGGAATTTGATTCCGCTATGCCATACGTTGTAATCGAGCATGGGGATGTAGTGAGCTACAACGAAAAAGCGATAAGAGACTATATAGACTACGACCGAATTATCGAATATACCTGTATTCGTAAAGTAGGGCAGAAAGCCGCTTCTGAGACGACTTAGCACATTCCCGCATAGTTTACCGGGTTACTCAATAAGGCGTCTCAGAAGGCTAAACTAAAGGTGTTTAACGGGCATGACAAACGAGCAGTTACAGAACAGCATAAACGCGGTCAAGAATGTAGCGGCGTTTACGGCATTGATGCGCGGTTCTGCAATCGATGAGCAGATTAAATTATCAGAGTACCTTTGCGCTAAAATATTCATCAAGTCGCATACGCCACGAAATCCAATCGATGACAGTACAGTGTTATACCATCCAATCGAAGAAGAGATTGTGAAAGCGATTGCAAGCGGCATAGACGTCGATGACTTTGTAGCACAGTTTGTAAGTATGGATATGCAATCGTCGGCATCTATGCTTCGCAGACGCTATCACAAGATCGCCCATCTACTCTCGATTTACCAGGCGTATAGTCAACCCCCAATGCAAATCAATTTAGACGGTAAAATCTAGTCATGTGCATCGGCATTTATAATCACATCTTTTGGTTTTTCCTGCATGTTGAAAACCACCGTGAGCTTTCCTCCGGTATGTGCATCGGCATTTGCGTCTCCGATATTGGCAACTTTTACAAGCGTATTGATTGCGTTAACCACATCGGCAGGTTTGTTTTCTTCCTGATTTATAATGTTTTCGAGACGTTTTGTGACACCTATAATCGTCGGCTTGTTGATTTCCCATTCTGCTGCTCTGAGAAATTTAATCCGTTCTCTTATCCTTTGTTTCATCATCATGCGGCGCATATTGTTGATGTCGATGTGACGGATTCCGGTGATTGGCGTCATGTACTCTCGGTATGCTGTATAATACTCTTCCGTGGTATGTGCATCGGCATCTATAATCCAATTAAGGAAATCTTCAACACGTTTATCCGCAATTGGGATTGCGGGATCGGCATCCTTATCGTCAAGGCAGGCAGGGAGGCAGTCAAGTGCATCGGCATTTGTATCGATTACTTTTTCACCTGTATTTTCTCTGCGTTCAATTTGATTTTTAAGTTTAAAAGCCATCTAAAATCTCCTTTTTGTTTCAATATACCATGATACAGTAAAAATTACAAATAAAAGTTAAAAATTAATGCGCAATAGGGCTTGAAACTACGACGCGTGAATGCTACATTAGTTAAAACCGGCGCAATAGACCCAGGAGTAACCATGCAGACTGTGTATGAAGTCATCGGCGTCATTGACGCGCACACATGTGTAATCGTCGGCATCTTCACTGACAGGATTGCAATGTGTGACAAGTTGCAGGAACAGTTTTCGAAATGTTATTTGAAGTCAAACGGCAAGAGGATCGATATTATCCCTGTAAGCGTCGGCATCTGTATGCGTAATAGATTCTGTAAACTGTACAGTAAGGAATCAGGAAAAGAGTTGTACCGAATTTACGCGATAACGTTAAACAAAGTGAATCCTGAGTTGCATGAAAGTTTTAAGTAAAAACGATTATTTATACTATAAAAGAGATGGTAAGCATTATCGGGTTCCGGCTTCCGATAAAAGCATAAATGCTTTATTGCGCAGGAATTATGACTGTTCCGATGTTCTTACTTTAGGCGGCGGATTGCGCGTCCCGCTGTATCCATATCAGTATCAGGCGCTTTTACAGGCTAAGAATCACAATTGGAATATTTTAGACGCGGATAGTATGGGATTGGGGAAGACCCCAACGGCACTTGGGTGCATCGTTGCATCCGATGCAACGAAAGTGCTTATCGTGTGTCCAGCCGCGATTAAGTATCAGTGGAAACGGTATATTGAAAACTGGGTAACAAAGCCCGGAATCATGTATGTGTGCGAAGGGCAGAAGTTTGAATATGGTGACTGCCTGAGTGTGAAACATGCCAACTATGTAATCATAAACTATAACATATATGATTATTGGATAGACCTGTTTTGTAAATTGAAGTGGGATATGGTTGTGTATGATGAAGCGCATCGGATCAAGAAGGTGAGTATACCATCGGCACCTGTAAGGTGCTCTGCCGCTGCTGATATGCTTGTTCCGCACGTTAAATCGTGCATATGCTTAAGCGGTACCCCCTTGACGGATCGCACCGCCGACATATGGCATATTGTGAAACTCGTGAATCCAAACTTGTTTCGATCATACTTTCTGTTTCAGCAGCGGTATTGCGGGGGAGCATCCGGCGCGTTTTCCAGCGAATCGAGAAGCGCCAATACGATAGAGCTGCATAATAAGCTGATCGATAGCGGCGTCATGATTCGCAGAACGAAAAAAGATGTGTACAAAGAGATACCGAGAGTTGATATCGACGTAGTTCCGTTTAATGTTCGTTCCGCTGCACTGGATACGCTGGAAAGGGAGGCCCGGCATCAGACATTGTGGATGAAGAAACAGACCGGAAAACAGCGCGGGGCCGCCATGTTTAAAGTTCGGCAGTCTTTTGAGAAATATTTACAGGAGGCGATACGATTAAAATTACCGTATATTGTAGAATGGCTTAAAGATTTTATGAATGAAACCGATGAAAAGATTGTGGTAGGTTGCATTCACAAAGAACTGTGCGGAAATGCGTTGTATCGTGAGTTTGAGAGGTCTGCTGTACTCATCAATGGGGATGCGTCGGCAAAACAAAAAGACAAACTTCTTACCGAGTTTAAAACCAACAAACAAAAAAGGATGCTGATATGTAACATACAATCTATGAAAGAAGGGGTGGACGGCCTTCAAAACGTGTGTAGCCATATGGCAATATGCGAACTTCCGTGGTCTCCCGCGGACATCGATCAGCTTATCGCCCGTCTAGATCGGAACGGGCAGAAAGAGCGTGTGAATGTTTCGTTCCTTGTGGTGTATGACAGCATCGACGAAATGCTTGTCCGTACTTTGGATAGAAAAAAGAAGATAACGACGGAAGTCCTTGATGGTAGGGCTCCACACAAAAAAGAATTATTGGTAAACCTATTAACCGGAGGATGTTGAAATGGAAGACAATGGGAAGCTTGTCATCGTTAACTGGTGTGCTATTGCATTGATTATTTTGGTGGTGATACTCGGTGCTATCGGGATTCATTATGCTCTTCCCGATCGGCAAAAGGAAGTCAAGTATGAAGAACCAGTAGTCGAAAACCCGAAAAGCAATGTAAACGTATGCGGACACATCATAGGTGAAGAGTTTGTACCGAAACCGGAGTACAAACATAACTTGAAAGGAGACGCCTACATTTACTGGTATGATGCTGCTACTATGATTACGTTTCGTCCTGTAAATGGAAAACTGAAATACGCATCCATTACTAAGCTATGCGTTGATGGTGCAGACTGCTACGCTGAGTATTCAGAGATGGGAGCATATTATGTTAATAGATACGATGCGAAACCTCAGAAGCAGCCTGATTCTCTTCTTACAGAGGACGGTGTATGTATCGATTTGAAGTGCAAAATTGTAGACGGTAAGTGGTTTCTTTCCGTAGTGATCGCTAAACTTGACAAGTAAAGGTGCAGTATGAATATCAGTAATATCAGTGTGTACAATCTCGAGAAAGCAATCGTTGCCAGCGGATACCCGATGCTTACTGAATACGACCCTTGTAAAGTAATGGATGACGTATCTGACGTAAAGGAATGGATCGAAACTTATTACAGTATGAAAGGTCAAGCCCCTAATAAGCATATTCAGAGAGCCATTCGCCTGTGCCAAACTCATTCCAATTCCGGGCATTGTAACTTTCTGTCCGGCATCCTTGTGACGATGGATGTTACAGCCTCTAACGTGTGGTGGCTGCAATGTGGGAGGTACCACTTTATTCAAAATGTATCTTCTATGTCGAAAATGCACAAACTCAAGGCTATGAGAGCTGCCAAAGATGAATATATGTTTCATACTAAAGTATCAACCGTGATACAGAATGAGTTTTTCGATGACGACGTATTTTCAGATGTGAACGATGACGAAGAACTTTCGTATTCGTGTCCTATGGGAATGCTGCTGACTGCACATATCTCTACAAATTATTTGCAGTTGCGAACGGTGTATGAGCAAAGAAAGAATCATAAACTCAGTGAGTGGAGGATGTTTTGTACTATGATCTCTACGTTACCGTTCGGCCCTGAATTTATTACGCAAAAATTTTAGTAACATGATAAACGGGATTGCACAGCTTCTTGAAGACAACCACATTCCTTACAAACTACGTAAAGAGTGGGCCAATGTATGCTGCCCTTACTGTGGTGATAATGATTTTCATTTGGGTCTCACAGATGACGGTAAGGCAACATGTTTCCGGTGCGGAACTCACAACATAAATTCTGTAATCCATGAGCTGCTCCACTGCGGAGCCTCGGAATCAAAATCGATTGTACGGAGGTACATATGCCGATCGAAAAGTGAGCGTAACGATGATACCGCCAAAGTATGTTCGTCGGCATTTGAGTTTAAAGTTCCTTCGTCGGGAAATATATTGAGAGCCAAATTTCCTTTCATGTACTTGAGAAGAAGATTTAAATGGATGCCGATAGACGAGTTTGTAAGCATGGTAAAGCGCTGCGGTATTACATACACGGATAACGAGTTTGTAATGCCGAAACCAGATGGCAACCTTACCGGAATGTTTGCAGGGAGGATCGTGTTTCCGTTGATCCATAATGGGATACCTGTATCTTATCAATGCAGGGATTACACGTACAGTTGCAAGGTAAAGTATATGACTGCTTATCCTGCGTATGAACGGATAATGCACAAAGATGTCTTGTATGGGGAAGATGACGTACCTTACAGTAAAGTAATTGTGTGCGAGGGGGTGTTCGACGCTCTCAGCATCGGCGCAGGGGCCGTACACACCTTCGGTGTCAAGTGGAGCAGAAGCCAGGCTGAATCTCTTTGTGCATACGATAAAGTGTATATCGCTTATGACAATGATAAAGCTGGAAAACTCGGTGCGGAATCGTTGGCCAGTGCGATTAAGCATCGTGTAAAAGTGGCGATCGTCAGGGTGTCGGCAAAAGACATAAACAGTTGCAGTCAATCAGAAATAGAAGATATCAAAGCACTTATACAATAAGGAGGAAGTATGCAGGGATCGGAAATATGGGCTGAAAGTTGGGGCGTACTGCCGGAAGTTCCTTTGTTTGAAGACAAAGTTACCGGAATCAAATATGATTTCAACTACGGATTTCGATGCCATTCTCCGAGCGACAGCGACGATATGTTCAACATTCATATCGAAACATCCGCAGGCGACGTGTTGTGTGACATACCCCTTGCCGCCGGATGCAAGTGGAGCTTTCCTTTTAAGTATTACATGGACTACACGGTTACGATAACCGGGAAGCATGGTGTATTCCGGGAGACGCTTGATCTTACTGATAAAACAGTTATGATTATGTGCATCGTAAGGACGCTTGGAGATTCTCTTGCATGGTTGTCCGCCGTTCCTGCCTTTGAAAGAAAGCACAAATGTAAGTGTGTGTGCGTCGTGAATAACGATATCTATGAACTGCTTAAGGATTCAGAGCAGATCAAAGTAATTAAACTTGAGGATAAATGCAATTACACTCCATATGCTACATACTACTTGGGTTTGTTTTTCGATGAATCATACAGTAAATTTTGGCAACCGTATGATTTCAGGCTTGACGGCCTTCATGAACAGGCCAAAAACATTTTAGGCATCCGCAACGAAGAAACCCGGCACCTTGAGCTTAGAGATACAGGTACGAATCCACTGGCTGGTAAAAAGTATGTGTGCATCTCGTACTCCGGCAGTAAGGCGAACAAGTTTTGGAATAATCCGATCGGATGGAAGAAGGTGGTCAAGTACTTGCATTCATTGCAGTATGCAGTTGTATGCATCGACAAATCTGATGTATGTGGGATTTCCCCCCTATACTACTACATGCCGAACGGCGTGATTGACATGACCGGAGACCTTTCTTTGCAGTCAAGAGTTGACGTGCTTAAGGGCGCTGAGATGTTCATCGGCATGGCAAGTGGTCTTTCGTGGCTTGCATGGTGCAGCGGAGTTCCTGTTGTCATGATTAGCGGTTTCAGTCTTCCGTATGCAGAATTTTACACAAAGTATCGTGTAATCAATACAATGTGTGAGTGCATCGGATGCTGGAATGACACGAGAATTCAGTTTTCTCGCCATGATTACATGTGGTGTCCGCGTATCGACGATAGGTTGAAGGCACTCAAAGTTTCAGATTCCGAAAGCGAAGCGGAGTATCAACGTCTTTCACAAAAACGTTTTATGTGTACACAAACCATTACACCCAATATGGTTATACAGAAAATCAATGAAGTTTTAGAGGATCAGCACCGGGAAAATTAAGAGCGGAAATTATTAATTTATGGGCTTGAAATAAGTTAAATTCATGTTATATTACATTATTAACTTATTTCAAGTATGGAGAAAACCAAATGTTTGACGTCCCTATTTTGTTTTTTGATTTGGAAACCACAGGGGTTGATCCTGAGGAAGACAGGATTGTACAGTTTGCAGGTATCAGGACGACGTCGAATCAGGAGCCTGTCGAGTTTACGTTTAAGTGCAACCCTGAAATTGAAATCTCAGAAGGAGCAAGTCGAGTTCACGGCATCACGAATGAAGAAGCCAAGCAGTATGCTGCTTTCGATGCTTTTTCTGATAAACTTTACCGCATGGCACATGGTGCCATTTGGGCAGGGTACAACAACTTCAAGTTCGATATCCCGATGTTTATGAATGAGTTCAAAAGACGCGGGCTTAAAGTTCCTGAGTGTGCCGGAGTGCTGGATGGCTATAAGCTTTTCACGCATTTTTACGGCCCGGCAGGGAAAGGAAAAAGAACGCTGAAAGCTGCACACGTACACTACTGCGGTTACGAATTTGAAGATGCGCACGATGCCGTGGCTGACATCAAGGCTACGATCAATGTGTTTGAAAACATGATCATCGAACATGGAGATGACCTCAAAATGTTTCTTAAGGTGTCGGAAGCGATCCCGCTAAAGATCGACTTTAAAGGGATGTTCACTTTCGATCCGAAACGGAAAGTAGCCGTATTGGGGTACGGCAAATACAAGGGGGTACCCCTCGCGGAAGTTCCGGTATCTTACTTCAAGTGGATCATTGACACGGATGGATTCAATGCAGATACAAAGAAAATCGCAAGCGAAGCCTGCCGTGGAATTTTTCCTCAATATCAAAGGCCGAAATTCAAACGGAATTTCTGATGTGTACAAAAGCTGTTTTATGTGAGATGCTTTACGAATTACAGTCGAATCGTCTTGAAGTTATTCTTGTACCTCAAGATGAACCTGTCAATGTGGGGGCTTGTATTCGTGTGGCGGTTGCATTTAATTGTCAGTGGTACAGGGAACTGTGTGATGCATTTGAATCGAACAGGAAGAGAAAATATAAAAAATTTAAAACAAAAGTAAAACGTAAGCGTATAGAGCATATACTTTTACGTATGATATCAGGAATTAATGTAGGCGGTGTGTATGCCGACTGGATTAAGCGGTATGCAACCAAGATGCAGGAAGAATATGATAAGGGAGTAATGAGTTATGGGGCGCAATAAAATGATCGGAGAGCAGGAGTTTAAAAGAATCCAAGAACTTAGAAAGGCCGGATGGTCGTATAAGGCGCTTGGTGAGAAGTTCGGAATCAGTGCCGTATCAGTTTACAAATACCTTTCTGGAAAAACGAAATTCGACAGCACGGAAGATGAGAACGCTTAATTTAGATTATGGAAATGAAGATTCAGAATTTAACGATGAAGAATCAGCGGCTTCCAAGATATTAAGCAGGATAAAGTCGTCTGTTCAAATGCCTTTACGCATGCCATATGGCAAAAAGATGAGAGCATTTGAGGTATATTTTTCAAAGTTTGATGAAGATACCATAAATCGCTTTATCAGTAAGCTTTCCAGTTCTGTATGGGTTAAGAATTCTCGGTTCTCGTTGGAGATGATTGTGCGCGACGATATGGTTAATACGATATTTTCGGGTACTGCTGATCCGACGGTGTGCAGATATTACAGTATCGAAACTCTTACACTGAAACCTTTAAAATGAAATGCAACATCTGTGGTTCTACTTTAAAGCAGTACGTGCTTTTAGGGGTATCATCAGGTCAGCAGACTGAATTATGCCCGAAGTGCCAAGCTGCCTGTGTCGAAGAGGTACGCGCAGTAAACAAAGCTATGATTTCTAAGCACTTAGAATCGCAGCACGTTCCAATCAGATATCATGAAGCCAGATTACAGAAAGAACATCTCGCTTTCCCAAGCGGGAGGGAAGTGCAGAATGGGGAGAAGGGTTTATATATTTTTGGCGATTCAGGTGTAGGCAAGACTTGGCTCCTTGTAGCTTGGATGAAGTATTATCTCAGTAAGGGGGCAGCGTGTACTTATGTTGACTGGTCTGATTTTATGGTTGACTTGAGAATGGATATTAAAACATATCAGGCAAAAAAAGCGTACATACTAAGATCAGACTGTGTATTTATAGATGACTTTGACAGTTCCAATTCGTACATGTATGATGTCATATACAATCTAATTAACAGTTTGTACAGTTGTGGGAAAGTGCTGTTTCTCACAAGCATCGATCTTCCGACACAGCCTAAAATTGCAATGAGACTTGGTGAGATTACATCTCAACTGCACGTCATAAGACAGTGAGTATACCTATATGGAACTTGAAGACGTATCGAATGAGTTTGAGAATAGAATTTGTTATCTATTAGCAACTTCTGACGCTTATATTGACGAAATATCATGCGTGTACCAAAGAGGATTGCTGTCTGGTAAATACTATTCTTTGTTTGCAAAGTTGTGTCTTGCTTA